ATAGTTGCCACAAACTCTACAGGCATTTAGAAAAGCACAAAACATTACCTGAGTTAAACATAATTGACAAAATGGTTTTGGATGATTGTATTTCTGGTAGCACTATGGACAGAGCAGAAGATGTTAGTCCACAGTATGGCGGTAAAGTTGCAGCAGCAGCTAGACGGATAATCGAAAAACTAGAAAAACTAGGCGTTGAGTTTAGTTGGGCAGAAAGATGGTATAGTTGACAACTGTTGACCATTAGTTATTATTAATTTACCCCTGAAACCAACCCCATGAAACACGCATTTCTCGCCCTCTGCATCTTTGGCATCGGCTATCTCTCAATCTCAGATTCACTAAGAACCTCTACTTCTATAGATTGCTATACGTTTAATATTAAATCTGCTTGCGAGGAGCTTGCCAGAAAATGATAAGTGAATATGAACTTGGGCTACGCTTTGATAAAAAACCGAGGAAGAAGCGACCAACCCCTGAACGCTCCGACCTCGGCAATCTAATTTTAACTATGACCGACAAGGAAATCTTTAATACATTTGCCACTGTTATTGATTCACCAACTGCAAGTCCTTTTCTGAAGCGTTTGGCACAGGCTGGGCTTGTAGCAATGCCTGATGATAAGACTTTAATTTTAAGAACATGGCCTCGCATCTATATGCAATACGGTCCACATTCTGAGGAGTATAGACCATGAGTTCTATGTTTGAAACAAGTCCAGTTTTTGATTCTTTAACTGGTTTGTATTTTGAAAAGACACAAGAATATCATTGTCAACGATGTGGAACATTATGTGAACAGATTGCTTATGATGGCCCAAAACATTTTGCTAAAGCTATTTGTCCTAGTTGCAACTCTTTTGTAAGTTGGGTGTCAAAACCAAAAAATGTAGGCAAAAGAAAAAAAACAGGAATAAAACTTAAAAAGTTTATTCCAATTAATATGCAAGATTTTTGTGAACTATGTCTTAGAGACAAAAATACTTTAAAAAAATTAAATTTATTTTTTGAAATACATCATGTAATACCTGTCAAAGATGAAGGTAAAGATTCTACAGAAAATTTACGTCTTGTATGTTCCCAATGTCATTCATTAATTCATAGGCACAGAGAAATTATCACTCGCTACAAACCTCTTTTAGAGCCATGACAACAGGATCAACCCAAATATCAAACGAAAATTACCATGCTGATTCTGCTATCTCAGCATCAATGCAAAAAGTAATGGTTGCTCATGGCCCTAAAGCTTACTGGAACTCTTTTCTTAATCCTGACAGGCCAGAACACAAACCAACAAGTGCAATGATCTTAGGAACATTGACCCATTGTGCAATATTAGAACCTGATGAACTGGAGAAGCGTTTTATTGCTGTCAGTTCCAGAACTACCAAGAAAGGTAAAGAGGAAGCAAAAGAAGCTGAAGAAAAAGGAATGACGGCTGTAACTGAAACAGATTGGTCTAATGCCATCAAAATGCGTGATGCTGTATTTGCTGAACCTTATGCCAAAAAGTTATTAAGCTTCGGTGTTGCTGAAAAATCATATTGGTGGGATGACAAGACCTCTGGGTTGACCTGTAAGTGCAGACCAGATTGGTTAAACAAGGATACCATCGTTGATTTGAAAACCAGTAGATCAGGAGCAAACCCAAGAGACTTTGCAAAGGCAGTAGCAAATTTTAAGTATCACTTACAGGCAAAACATTATCTCAATGGGATTTCACAGGCAAAAAGATTTATTTTTTTAGTAGTGCAATCTGAATATCCATTTGATGTTGGTTTATGGGAACTTGATCAAGATGCGTTGCAAGAGGGTCAAAACCTAAGTAGAAATGCATTAGACAAAATTGCCGAATGTCGCCTGCTTGATGACTGGCCTAGCTGGTGCCAAACAGGAGTACAATCTTTATCCTTGCCCCGATGGGCATTTACAACCCCTTTAGAAAAATGAGTTTTAATGAAGAACAGAAAAAACTGTTAAATCAAAAAATTAACAAAAAAAATGTCTCTTTCCGTAGTGGTGGAGGTGGTCAGCAATTGGCTTATGTTGAAAGCTGGCACGTTATACAGGAAGCCAACCGCATTTTTGGTTTTGATGGTTGGTCATCTGAGACTATAGATATGAAGCTAGTGAGTGAGGATAAAGATTCTTATGGTAATTCTATTTTTTCTTACATTGCAAAGGTAAGAATTACTGTCGGTGATATTGTCCGAGAGGGAACTGGCTCTGGTCATGGAAGAGGTGGAAAGATGACTAATGGTGAAAAGCATGAATCAGCAATCAAAGAGGCTGAGAGTGATGCTAGAAAACGTGCCTTAATGCAATTTGGAGATTCCTTTGGCCTTTCTTTATACGATAAAGATAAGGCATGGTTAAAAACTGAGGACAGCAAACCAGCTACAACCTCAAGTAATAAACCGATAGAAAGATCTGAAAGTGAGCAGTTTATCAAACAATGTGAAGCCTTTATCAACAACCCTGCCAACAAAAACAGCCTGGGTAAGTTGAAAACAAATATCTCAAAACGATATGAAACTAAAGCTATTAGTGAAAATCAAAGGGATGATTTATTAACTCTTATTTTAGAGAAGGAGGATTCATGAGCAATGAACTTATAACCTCAGATCAATTAGCTGAAGAGCTTGGTGTAAAACCTCAAACTGTGCGTCTTTGGAGAACCAAAACACGCAGGGGGCATCCTAGTGGCCCTAAATGGACTGTCATTTTAAACAATACTATTCGATATAAGCGATTAGATATTGAAGATTGGCAGAACAAACCTAACAACCCTATTTAAAAAAATTATTATGTTAAACGTAACAGCCGTTGGCAATTTAGCCTCAGATCCAGTACAGAAAGAAACTGCAAAAGGAACAAAAGTAACCAGCTTTACCTTGCTTACAAATGATCAAGATGTGACTACACAATTTGATTGTGCTGTATGGGGTAATCGTGGTGATGTGATTGCAAACTATGTAAAAAAAGGAAATCAAATTACTGTTGTTGGTCGTGGCAAGTTAAAAACCTTTGAGAGAAGGGATGGAAGTGCTGGAGCATCTATTGAGATTAATGTTGATAATTTCACATTGCCAGTAAGAAGTAGAGACTTTGAAGCGATCCCTGCCTAAGTTATAGGGGCATTAAAGTTTTCCATCGTGCTGGCTTTCTTTATGTAAGTCCCTTTTTATTTATAACTAACAGAATTTTATGGCAAGTATATTTCAAGGAAGAAGAGATCCACTTGATCCAAATAATTTACCAACGGTATTTCCATATGATCCTTATTTTGGACAAGTTTTCTATGATTGGAAATCAAAAGAAGCTTATGAATATATTGAATGTGGTGAAGGATCAACAGATGAAGATGGGCTTCCTGTTTGTGGAATTTGGGTTGAAATAAATTGGGATTTTAAAAGATTGCCATGAAAACAGCCGAAAAGATTGCTGCAGCAAAAAAAAGAATTGCTGAATTAAAACTTTTAATAAAATTATGGACACAGAAAAATTAATAGAAAACTACCAGCACCAACTTGCTGAATTAGACAGACAATACTGGTTTGAAGATTTACCTTTAAAAGAATTTATTGTTAAATCAGACGGTATTATTAAACGTATGAATGAATTAGAAAATGAAGAGAGAAGAACATCCATCTGGCAAAAAATTAAAATTTTTGCAAGAAAACAGAAGAAAAAACTTAGTGAGACTATTGCTAGATGTAGAACTTCGTGGAGTGGATCACAAGATATACATAACTAAAGATTTTAGAGCAGACCTTACAGTGCATGATGGGGATTGGGTCAATGATCACATAAGGACTGCTATTGTTAAACATAACTATGAAATCAATAAGATACCAAAACTACAGGTAAAAGATTTTTCAATTAAGGAAATTAGAGCTTACGAAAACTCAAAATGCCAATAGGACAAAAATTTAAAATTAATCAATCTGTGATAAGGAACCATACTATTGGATATTCTGGCAGTAAATATAAACAGTATGTTGGAACAGTTAGAGAAGCTCTTACAAGAAAAAACAAGCTTGGAGTTGCTCAGTATTATTACAAAGTTTTTTGGGAGGATGGAAGATTATCTGAACACGCTCAACATAGTCTTAAATCTATCTAATAAAGTTTTTTTTGTTTTATATTTTTTCTTTCTGATTTTTTTTACATCTTTCATTTCCTGTACTGTTACTATCGCTTCAAGTTCTACAAGCCGACCAAGTAAAGATGCAAGAAATACATCTTGTTTCATTTGATGTCTTATAAGATGAGTACAATATCTCTTGATATTATCGTATTCATCACTTTTCATAATTTCTCTACACCTCATTTCAACTGAAAGCTGAAGTTCTGGAGGTGCTGGTTCAATTTCTATATTAAGAAATTTTTCGGGGTTCATTTTACTGGAAAAAGTTTTTCTTCAATCATTTTGACTATGGCATCGTCAATATCATTATCACTTTTGGCACTTAAGTCTTTAAGGATATACAAAACACCCTTGCGAAGACTCTCACTCTTGCCGAACTTGATGAAAAGATTTATAAGAAATTTTGACATTTGTTTGTGTGTTCTTTTTCAAACATACCAAACATTATTGAATCTTGCCTTCTAAGCGACTTACGGTTTCACTTAATTTATTAAGTCTAAAATAAATATCTCTAATATCTCTTTCTCTTTTGTTGCTCATATTAGATAAAGTCATTGCTACGGCTGTTATTGCGGCTCCTATTAATGCAGCTTGTACCTCTGGCATTGCTTTAATCTATAATTATGCCTATTATTGCTAATAAAACCTTATTATGGCAGATAAAATAGCCGAAAAAGTGCAAATAGAGGATGAAAAGCCAGATTATCAAGAAAAAATTACTTTTTTAGTTTCTACAGTTGCACAGGCATTTATATTAGTCTGGTGTTTATTAGTTTTATCTCTTGGATATGTAAAGCTGCCTAATAAACTTTTTGGTTTGGATATTCCAGACCAGCCTCGTGTGGATTCGACCTTTGCTGCTGGACTTTTGGGTTCAATTCTGGGTGGTTTAGGTATTAGTGTTAATGCAGCACAGGGAGCTAAAAAGAAAAAGAAAGAGAATGAAACAGCAGCAACTAATAATACAAACTCTAATGGAGAACAAATTATAATAATTAGGCAGCCTATTGAATTAATAACAAGCAAACCAGAAGTTATCAAAGTTGACCCTATTAAATCAAAACCATGAAAAAATTTATTCCGCTTTTACTTTTGATTTTTAGCCCTGCTTCATATGCAGATATAACTCAGAAGTTCACAACATCTGCACAAATTACTGTAGATATGCCATACAGCGTTACTAATAAGCTTGGTACGACTTATTCAATATCTGGTAACAATATCACTCCCTCTGTAACTTCGGGAGGATCTACAACATCTGGAGCTATAGGGGGATTGAATGTTGGATCTTTAACTGATGGCGTTCCAGCTTTAATTCAAACTGACAAAGCTATTACAACAGCAGGGAGTGCATTTTCATTAACTGAAGCGGTAACTATAGGTGATGCCACTCCATCTGCTGTCACTCCTTCTAGTGGTATAGCAGCCTTACCTCATCTGTCGGGACAAACAACCATAGGCTCTGGGGGGACTCTCGGCTCTGGAGCAATGACCAGTTTGAGTAGTGGTGTTCATACTTGTAGCGGTGCTTTCGGGTCAGGTTCTAGTTGCATTGGATCTACTACTGTCCAAATTACCATTGACTAAATTTTGGCTGCTATTAGTAATATTATTTCCTGTCAAAATCCTTGCAAATCCAGTAGTTCCTACCTTCCGAACTGGATCATCTTCAACAAACAGCACCTCTCAAAGTGTAGTGACCGAAAGCATAACCAGTTATCAATATCGGACAGGGTATTCTATAAGTGTCTCAGGCACAAACATAGAGAGTGCAGATGTTAATGGTTATATTAATTCGATCCCAACAGCAGAATCTACTCAAAGTGTTAATGGCATTAATTTTTCATATACAAGTCCTAGCCTTGAAGGAGTGCCTAGATGGAAAATAGTCAACCAAGGCCAGCCATTTTCTTTAGTAGAAACAGTTATTGGAAGTGGAATAGACACAATAACAAAAATAGATCGAGTAATAAATACAACCACAACAACCACCGTAGAAACTACCTTTGGGCA